GGAGCTGCGATGCCGTCCGCAACCGTCATACCCTGGAAGCTACCGCCTCTGCTGCTATCCTCCTGAGAGGTAATAGCTGTGCAAAGCGTGACCTTGCCGCCCACGATATCATACTTGAGGGTGCCATCGGTGCCAGGGGCAACCAGGGAGCCATCCGGCATGATCGCTTTCCACTCTGCACTTGCTGCGCCCATAGAACAGGTGGACTTCATGCAGTCTGCGTAGGGAATGATCTGAATTTCACCGGCAGCCAGACGCATACCAGCCTGCCATTCCCAAACATTACCGTTCAGATCAGCAATGCCGGCGGGCGTGTGGTCATGGTACCAGGTAGCAGGGCCGGAGCCGGTTGCCACTCTGCCCACTTTGCCATCGGTATAGTAGGTGGGTACGCCTCTTTCGTGGGGGTACGCATGATCCGCGCCGTAGTTGTTATTGCCGTGGGGCATGGTGCCATTCTTCTTGCACCACAGAGCGATTGCGCCCCACAGTGCTGCAGGGGTCAGGCCCCAACCCTCACCCTTGGCGCGGCAAGCTGCCAGTGCGGTATCAAAGGTGATGGAAGCCTTGGGATCCTGCATGGGCAGGCTGTAGGCGCGGCTGTTCACCACGATATTCTGATACTTGGAGATCGCCACCTTTGCCTGTTCTGCATTGTCCAGCATAAAGGCGGGGTGTACGGTCTGCGTTGCGCCGGTGATAACATCACTGGACAGCATCTTGGGGAGGATCACCATAATGGAGGGCATCCCCAGGTCATCGAAAACAACGGTATTCTTACCGCCGGACAGGGCCTCAACGGCCAGTTTCATATCATCAAACATGGTTTACTCCTCCAGTCCCCAAAGGGAAATTGTACAGTTGTCAATGTCGAAAGGAACAGGGGTACGCTTCGTGGTGGTCTGCTTGCCACCCTCTGCGTCCATGCCCTCCGCTTCGACTTCCTCCTCGATGTACTGACGGGCAGGGATCTCCACCTGGGCAACATAGCGCTGGCCGTCAGTTGTGCCCATGGTCAGCATACCGTTGTGGTCAGAAAAGACTTCCACCAAAACGGGGTCATCCATTTCCCGGTTTTTCAGGTTAATGGACAGATCCTCATCGCCAAAAATAATGCTCTTGGCGGTGGTTTCGTAGGCGATATGCGGGCCGGGGGTTACAATGATTTCTTTCATCTGTGCTTTTCCTCCATTCTTCTGAGATTGTTGTAGGCCTCACGGGACCGGGCAGCGATGCACTCTGCCTGTTCGCGTCCGGCCTTATCATCGGGCCTTACGCCAAAGGAACGCATCACGCGGGCTTCGTGTGCCTTTTGTTCATCGGATTTGACAATGATCGCAGCCATAATCAAATACCTCCTTGAATGTAGAGCTTTAAGGTTGCGTTGGTAGCGGAGCCGCTGTACTGGATCTTAAAACCGTTCAGCATCTTATCAGAGATCTTGATATCTCCGACAAAGCCACCGGCAACCGTCTGGACTTCCACAATAACGGTGTAGTCCTTATTGTTGCGGACAGCGGCAGAGGGAAATGCAACGGTTTTCTGGCTATTGTTGAACGGGTACTTTTGGCTGTTGGTGAGATCTACCGTGAGGACGATACCCTCCAAAGCCTCAGCCTTATCCATAGCCTTGCGAACCATCGCAGCGGTTTCAAGCGCAGTACCGGCAGCGCCGAAAATGCCGGCTTCCATGCGGTTGAAATTCTCCGCGCTCAGGTTGGTGCCTTGCTGGATCACCTTGCCTGCCCTTGTCAGGGTGATGGTGCCATCGGCATTTTCCGTCACCGTGTAGGTGTGGGCAGGATCAACAGCATGGTCTTTCCACAAAACATACTGATACATAGTGCGTCACCTCCTTTTGGCGCTTATTTAACCACTTCGTACAGCGGGAACTCCCACAGCGTTACCACGCCCTGCGTTGCAGACTTGACGATGTTCTCAGTGATCTCACCGGCAACATCGCCGTCCACATCGAGCAGGCGCACTTTGGTAATGTTGAGGGCCGCGCTGTCTGTGGTTTGCGTTGTGAGAGTGATCGCGGTTCCGTTTACGCCCTTGCTGGTGATCGTGGCATCGTACCACACACCATCGGCGTAATACTGCATCTTCACGATCCGGCGCAGCCATTCTTTGCGGATCTTCGTAAGGAATGTTTCTTTCCAAAATGCCATCAGGTTTCCTCCTTACCCGGCGAAAAGGTCATCGCCGCAGAAATGATAATCAGCGCCATAGCTGGAGACTGTGGCTCCCGCTTCGGCGCTGGCTTGGTTAATATCACCGATCTTTGCAACATCAGGGATCGTGCCTGTGATGGGGTAATCGGCCAGGTAATGTCTGCGCTCAGGCACCTCCACGCAACAGGGGATCCGATAGGTCATCATCGCCTGATAAACCAGGTGGGCCGGGATCTTCTTAGAAAGCAGCGTCAGAATGTCGATTATGTAAATAGTCTGTTCTGCGCCGCGTTCAAAGCGGATCTCCAGCCGGTTGTTTCCGGCCTCATCGTAAGGCTCAAAGACGATCTCCGTATCTGCGCCGGTGTAGGAGGTAATCATGGCGGCCAGCACGGATGCAGACAGTTTACCGTTACCAACGCGGCAGGCTTTTAGCATCCGGCGGCGATCTTCCAGGGAGCGCTCCTTTACAAGATTGACCCGGTAAAACTTCTCCAGGCGCGTGATGGTTTCCTCATCGGCGGTGTCAATAAGTGTGTTGTTCAAAGCGCGCTCGATGCTGTCCTCCATGCCGTCCGCAAGATCTCCGTAGGCCCGCAGGATCGCGTCCATTTCAAAAACATTGCGGTAAAACTTGGGGTAGTAGGTAATCAGCTCATCGTAGTTACAGGCAAAGCCGTTATCATACAACATTTAGGTTCACCTCCTGCAGCACCGGGACAAAATCCACACCAGGAGCGATATTGGCCGTATCGCCATTGATTTTTAGATTTTGGTAGTCAAGGATGCTGGGCAGGCCGCTCAGAACCGCGCCGATAGCAGAGATACGGACGATAACCTCCGATGGATCGGTAGCCTCCATCACAAGGTTTTTCAGGTACTCCTCCACCGCTTCCATCACCTCATCATGGGCGCTGTCTGCGGTGGCCTCATGCCGCAACTCTGCATCAAAAGAAACGCTCAAAGGCACCTCTTTTGCAGATGCCGCCGTGAAGTGTGCGCCCAAATTGGCTGCACCCTCACCCAGGCCGTCACCCACCACATAAACCACGCCGTCAACCTCTGTGGTATAGCCGCGGGTAGCAGGATCCACATAGGCCTGTACCTTGGAAACGGTTGCAGGGCCGCATGGCTTACCCTCCGGGGAGATCAGCACACCCTTAACGGTGTTGGGGCCGTTCCAAAGGGAAATGATACGGGCCATGCCTACACCGTCCTGGCTCTCGCACCAGGTTTTGTAGTGCTGATTGTTTCCGTTTTCAGCGGGGCCGCTGGCCTTTTCCTGCATCCTTGCCCGGAGGCTTTCGTCATCCTCCGGGTCTGTGCCGTATTCAAGGGCCTCCCCGAATGTGGCAGCCTCCAGGCCGGCAATATTGTTGACCGGGATCGCCGCGGTGCCGGCGTAAACCTCGTTGTAGGATGTGCCGCTTACCTCCGCTTCCAGGAAATATCCCATTTCCTCGGTATGCTTCAGCGTGAAATACAGGCCGTCCGAAAAGAACCGCTCCCCAACCGCAGGCTGTACGCCCTGGAACTCTACGCTATATCGCGCAGGGGTGGCAGCGTGGCGCGTAACGCCATCTTCTCCGGCTTTTCCATCCAGCCATACATCCGTAGCGGTATCTGCTTGGGATTGGCTCAGCACATAATCAAGGTCAGTGTAGAGCTTTGCGATCTTCACAAGGATGCCGGACACAGCATCGAAAAAGATACTGCCCTGCCTGGTATCAATACCTTTGGGGGCATTGTCCAGCACATCTTCCAGCATAGCTTCATAGGTCATTGCTTCAAACATTGGTTATCACCTCCTCGACTTCAATTTCTCCGTAGATGGTATCTGCGCGGAAAAAGATATGGGCGGCATCGCCCTCAAAGCGGAAAGAGAAGTCCCGGACTTCCAGGATCCGGGTGTCGGGTTTTAAGCAGTCCCGGACAAAACCCTCTGTTGCCGCTTCGATGTACTCAGGCGTGGCATCCTTTGCGATGATCGCCTCCTCAATCTCGCTGCCGTACTGATTGTCATAAATAAGGCAACGGAAACGGGGGGTAATAATCGCTTTATGGATAGCCTGTTCGACTGCTGCCAGCCCGTCAACTTTTCCCACGATGCGTCCAGCTTCCAGATCAAGGCGATAGGTCAAGGATGGCTTTTCTTGTGCCTCCTCTACGGTGGCAAATGCCAGGGGAATAAATACTTGATTTTCCATGATCTCACACCCTATCTAGTACATAGTATTTTTTGCCGCCCTGGAGGGCCAAAAGGTGAACCTTATCTCCAGTGCGTAGTGCGTTGTGGATCGTCACAGTCCCGGAAAGGGTGAACGAATCCAAATTGTGCTTGTGGCTGGGATCTCCGGCCCACTTCGTTGGGATTGCAGTGGAACGGGCTGCGTCATAGCCCAAGGTGCAACCCGCCGTGTAGTTGGTCAGGTGCTTAGGGACTATGGCGCTGGTAGCCGTGATAATCAGTTTGCTATCGTTGGTAGCCTGGATCTTGAGGGGATTTGTGGAAATGACCGTACCCTGCAGCATTTCAGAATCCACCAGGGCCGCGCCCTGGAACATAGCCTTGAGGCTGGTGTAATGCTGTTGGGTGCCGCCGCCGGAGCCGGACGAATACTCATCCTTGATATCCGTTGCGTAGGTCAGTTTCAGGCTCATGGTGTGCTTATTGCCTTGGAATGTGTGGGTATCCTGATCGACATAGAATGTGCGGGACAGGCCCAGGTGGGGAATGACAATAAACACGCCGATGCCGGAAATAACATCCGGCAAACCCAGGGCATCCACAGACAGCACACGGGAGGGGGTGCTGATCTCATCCATGATGCTTTTGCACAGCTCCCGGATCTGCGCGTCCGTGAGGGTTTCGTCCAGGGTTTCTACCTCCTGCATAATGCCGATCTTGCTTTCAAGGTCAGCGTTCCGGCTTTCAGCCAGTACGGTTCCCTCATCAGACAAAAGGCGCAGGCGGGTTCTCACATCCTCGATAGACTTTTCATAGGAGTAGGAGGTCAGGTTCTGCCCGACCTCCAACACCCATTGCAAAAGGTTTTCGCGGCGGGTTATCAGGCTCAGCTCACCTTTGCTGGAGGTCACATAATGCCGGATGCCGGTAGCATCATACTCCAGGCTGAGGGCATCACAGATCGCGTCAAAGCCGGAGGTTTTCTTTTTGGTCAACTCCGGGATGCGGTAATGTGTCGCAGCAACAGTACCGATCTTGAAATTGAACCGGGCGCAAACATCCCGGAAGATCTCGGAAGCCGTCTTATCCGTATAGCAGAATGTGTCCTTGTTGTTGGCAAGGTAGATCCCGCAGTCATAGGCAGTAAAGGACATGATCTTATCGTGCTTCTGTGCGGTTTTCATAACGGTTCCCCGGAAGATCTCCTTGCCGTCA